TGCCCTGAAGGCTCAGCGGGTCAGAAATCCGCCGGAAGAGTGGATCCGGGCCGAAGGTGTATTCACCCCCATCGTCGAACTCCAGGACTACCGGGCAGCGCAGGCGATCATCGTCGAGCGGTCGCGGCGGTTTTCCGATGAGGAGATCCTGGACCACCTGAAAGCCCTGCATGCGCGGCACGGGCTGCTGTCGGCCATCGTCATCGACGAGGCCCGCGATGGACCTTCCAGCGGCGCCATCCGCCACCGCTTCGGCAGCCTGCTGCGGGCCTATGCCCTGGTCGGCTACGATCCCGGCCGCGACTACGCCTATATCGAGGACAACCGCCATCTCCGCCGGATGTTTCCGACCGTGGTCGAGGACAGTCTGCGCCGCATCCGGGACCTGGGCGGCTCGGTCCGCCGCGAGCTGGAAAACGATCTCGTGGTGGTGAACGAGGAGTTCTCCCTCTCGCTGGTCATTGCCCGCTGCGAGACCACCAAGGCCGGCGCTCATCGCTGGACCATCCGGCTGGAGACCGGCCTGCTGCCTGACATCACCGTGGCGGTGCGGATGGCACCCGGCAACCGCGACATCTTGGACTATTACCTGCTGCCGTCCATCGACATGACCGTGACGCGGCTGCGTCTGGCCGAGGACAACGGCATCGGCCTCGACGCCTATCGCTTCACCTCCCTGGAGCGCCTCTTCGATCTGACCCGGCGTATCGCCCTGCGCGAGGTGGCGTGATGACGGAGGAAGCGGATCCGGCGCTGATCCACATGATTCCGGTCGATCGAATCCGTGTCGCCAATCCCCGCAGCCGCAACCGAGAGATGTTCGCCGCCCTGGTGGACAGCATCGCCTCGGTGGGGCTGAAGCGGCCAATCACGGTCCGGCGGACGGGGACCGATGAAAATGGTCCGAAATACGATCTGATTTGCGGCCAGGGGCGCCTGGAAGCCGTCATGGCGCTGGGGGAGACGACGATCCCCGCCCTGATCGAGAACACCTCCGAGGTCGAGGCGTACTTGCGCGGCCTGATCGAGAACATGGCGCGGCGCAAGCACACCAACCGCGACCTGCTGACCGCCATCCGCATCATGGAGGATCGCGGCTACACTTCCCCCGAGATCGGCGCCAAGACCGGGCTCGATCCGACCTATATCTCGGAAATCCTGCTTCTGCTGCGCGAAGGCGAGGACCGGTTGATCGCCGCGGTGGAAAGGGGCTGGATGCCCATCTATCTGGCCAGCCAGATCGCCCACAGCGACGATTCCGCCCTGCAGCACAGCCTGATGGATGCCTACCAGGACGGAACCTTGAAAGGCCCTCAGCTTCTCAAGGTCCGGCGCCTGATCGAGCGCCGCAAGCTGATGGGGAAGGCCTATGGCCACAAATTGCCGGGCAAGGACCAGCCTCCTTCCCCGCGACGGCTTGCCCAGGTCTACCAGGAAGAGGTCCACCGCCAGCAGATGCTGATCCGCAAGACCGACATCGGCGAGCAACGACTGATCCTGCTGACCTCGGCGCTGCGCCGCCTGCTGGCCGACGAGCATTTCCGCACCCTGCTGCGGGCGGAAGGACTGATTGACATGCCCAAGCCGCTGGCGGATCGCCTGAAAGGAGAGGCGTCATGACCGGTATCCGGCTTGGCTTCGAGGGCAAAACCATTACATTGCCGCTGGAGCGCATCCTGCCGACCAAGGCGGTGGGCAAGGAAGTCCTTAAGACCCCGAAATTCCGCAGCATCCTGGCGTCCATTCGCCAGGTCGGGCTGGTCGAGCCCTTGGCTGTGTATCCCGAGAAGGCGAAGGAGCGGTCCGGCCCTTACATCCTGTTGGACGGCCATCTTCGCCTGGCGGCCCTGCGGGAGATCGGGGCAGCCGAAGCACGCTGCCTGGTCTCCACCGATGACGAGGGATTTACCTATAACCGGCGGATCGCGCGGATGACAGCGATCCAGGAACACCGGATGCTGTTGCAGGCCATCGAGAAGGGAGTGTCGGCCAAGGACATCGCCGAGGGATTGNGGCCATCTTCGCCTGGCGGCCCTGCGGGAGATCGGGGCAGCCGAAGCACGCTGCCTGGTCTCCACCGATGACGAGGGATTTACCTATAACCGGCGGATCGCGCGGATGACAGCGATCCAGGAACACCGGATGCTGTTGCAGGCCATCGAGAAGGGAGTGTCGGCCAAGGACATCGCCGAGGGATTGGCGGTGGACGTGAAGCGGATTCAGGAGCGGCGCAGCATGCTGGATGGCATCGCCCCCGAAGTGGTCGATCTGCTGAAGGATCGCATGGTGGTGCCAGCGATTTTTCCCGTCCTGCGCAAGATGAAGCCATTTCGCCAGATCGATGCGGTGGAAATGATGATCTCGGCCAACCGCTTCACCCTCTCCTATGCCAAGGTGCTGCTGGCCGCAACCCGGCCCGAGCAGCTGGCCGATCCGGCGAAGCCCAAGAAGCTGGAGGGGATGTCGGCCACCGATATCGCCCGCATGGAACACGAAATGGAACGCCTGCGGCGCGACTATCGCTCGGTCGAGGACAGCCTGGGCGACATCATGCTCAGTCTGGTGGTGACCAAGGGATATGTCGCCAAGCTGTTCCGCAACGAGGCGGTGGCCGATTATATCGACCGTCATCACGCCGAACTGGCCATGGAGATGCGCGGTATCCTGGAGGCGGTCAGCAGCGATGCCCGGACTCTGGACCGGTAGAATTCTCGATACGGGGACCCGGACCCGATAAGCGCGGGGACCACCGGAGACGCCGTCGTACGGGACGGATCAATGGTGGCGGTGGGGATGACGGCGGCCCCGTCCGGAGCCCATCAGCGGCCTGCCACATACGCAGGCCGGAAAACACAAAATAGCGGCCGACCGGGAGAAAGCCTCCCGGCCGGCCGCAGTACTTGAAACGATGCGCTCTATTTCCCGATGATCGGCGGTGCCTGCGCCAGCAGGGTGCGGGTTTGCTCTGAATCCGCCGATCCGCCGAACTCGAAGTCGAACGCGGTAGCGAACTTACCTGCCAGCAACGTCACCACCGAAATGATGCAGCCGCCGACGGCGGTGTTGCCATCGACCTGGCCGAACACCATGAAGGCGATTCCGCCGATGATGCCCATACCGGCGGTGACCAGCAGGACGTTGGCGCGGGTGTTGCTGCGGCCGGCCTTGATGAACTCACTGTCCCTGGCACGGGCGTTCTGACGGTCGGCCAGGGTCGCGGTCAGGGTGGTGAGCGCGCCGGCCATCTGCTGCATCCGCTCCTCGTGGGCAAACGCCTGGGCCTGGGAGCGAAGCTGAAACACCAGAGTGGGATCGGCCAGAGCCTCGCGGGCCTTGCCGGGATCGTCGGTGCCGGTGATGGCGCGGACGGTGTCGGCCAGCTTGTCCACCGCCGTCTCGGCATCGTCGCCGAACAGGCTGGCGATATCGGGGATCACATCCAGCGCTACCTTGGCGAGACCGGCGACCGGATTGACGGCGATGGCGGCGGCATCGCCGAGGAGATCAAGCAAGTTCATGGGACACCTCCAGGGCGGCACAGGCGCGGGCGTAGTGGGCCTTGCGGTCGTCGAGTCCGGTGAGGCCGCCGTTGATGCGCCGTGTGATGGTTTCGATGTCGCGGGCATCGGCTGGTCCGTTGAGGCGGTTGCTGTGCCAGAACCATCCGGCCGAGCGGGCGGCGGGAGCGGGCTGTTCCAGCAGCTCGGGCTGGGCGATCAGGTCGAGGCCGAGGGCGGTGCCGCAGGCGGCATAGTTCGCCTTGCCGGTGACCTGGATCAGGCCACGCCCGCGATAGCGCCAGCCATCGCCGGAGGTCTCGTAGCCATTGCCCATGCGGTTGGCATAGACTTTGGAACCGATGCGTTCCGGCTGGCGGGCATAGGCGGTGGCCTGGCTCGCATCGAAGTGGCGGGGGAACACCAGCAGCAGGGCTTCGGCGGAGTAGTTCAGGTTTTCGACCAGGGCGCGCAACTGGCCGCTTTCGTGGGCGATCTGGGCCAGGAAGGCCGCCAGCCGCAGGGGCGTGTCGATGCTCCATTCGGCGCAGGCCTCGGTCAGCGGGGTGGCGAAGCGGGCAATATCGGTGGGCCGCGCCGCCGGGAGGGCGGCACGCAGGATGTCTGCGGACAGCATGAGAACCTCTAATTTACGTGGACGCGGGAATCCTCGGCGACGGCGACGATCTCGACCTGCTCGGCGCGGGGGCGGATGGCCAGAATGCGGGCGGTCTGCGCCCAGGCCTGGCCAGGGCCGAAGGAGAAATACGTCCGCTCCTCCGAGCCGCCGGTATAGGGGGTGACGGTCAGGGGATCGAGGACGCGGACTTTGGCTGCATCGCCGGTCACCGCCTGTACCCGGAACGGCCCGGCCAGTCCACCGTCGCGGCGACGCAGCGCCAGGTAATGGCTGGCGCCCTCGGTCCAGACCAAAGGCTCGGACAGGGCCAGCACGTCGCCCTGGTGGTCGATCACCTCGCCGCCCTGGCCCCAGCGGGGCATGTCGTGGGTAACGGCGATCAGGTCGCCATAGGTGGGGATCATGCCCTCCAGTTCGGTGCGGAAGGTGACCAGGCGGCGGCGGTAGCGGTTGTTGGCGGCGATATAGAGACCTTCTCGGCAAGCGTGGTCCTTGGCGGTGCAGCCGAACAGATTCACCTTGGCCGGGTTATCGCCGCGGGAATCCGCCAGCTTCGCCGTCGTCTCGTCGGGCTTCCAGGTCCGGGAGGAGAAATACTCCACCGTCACCGCGTCGGCAGTGTCCTCGCCGGGCATGACGTATTTGATCTTGAACGAGCGCTTGACGATGTTGCGCGGCCCGAACATGGCCACCGGCATGGTCTGGGGCGCATCACGGATAATTCGGACGATGCCGCCTTGCTGGATGGGCACGGCGCGGCCGCAGCGGGCGATGCGGGTCAGCGCCTCCCAAACCGTCATGCTGGTGTCGAACACCGCGTCGAAGAAATCGCCACGGGCAGCCCAAACGGCATCCAGGGTGGCGAGCGTCTTGAGGTCGATGCGGCTGTCGGCCAGCTTGGCGCCATAATCGGCCTTGCAGGCATCGGCGAAGGCCCAGGCGATGGAACGGGTCGGCTGCGGGGCCGACCAACCGCCCGCTTCCGACCACACCGGCAGCTTGCGGGTGGCGATGACATTGATCATGCGGCTGGAGCGCTGAGATAGATTGTCGGTGGCGCGCATCTTGACCGCCAGTAAGGTGACGGCGCCGAAATCAGGCTGACCGGTGAGATATGAGCGCAGGGCGCCCCAGCGGATTTCATGGCCGGCGCGTTCGGCGGTGTCCTTGGTGTCCAGTCGCTTGAGACGGACCTCATAGCGGCCCGGCGCCACCGCATAGCGGAAGGACAAACGGATGGCGGTATTGCTGGCGGCGGAGTAGCTTTCGGTCGCCAGCACCGACCAGCCCGCAAGAGCCTCGCCGTCGGCATCGATGGCGCGCGCTTCGACCTGCCACTGGACGGTGCGGCTATCGAGGCTGCCGCCGTCATTGGCGTAATAGAGGCCACGGGGCATCACCACGTCGATGCCCAACGCACCCGCCGAAGTGTCCACCGGGTTGGCGGTGAACGGGCCGACGAAGCCATCGTCGCCGGAGGCCACCAGATTGGGAGCAATCAGTTCCTGGCCGGCAATTTCGGCGGCGGTGACCACGTCCGGCTCGAACAGCGTCACCGGGGAACCGGGCGGGACGATCTCGGTCTGCACCTCCTCGAAGGACGATATGGGCGTGTCCTCGATGCGGATCTGCTCGACCGCATACTCGCCCTGGCCGATGACGTGAAGCTGGTAGAGGTACTGCTCGCCGCCGACGTAATCCTGGTAGGGCTCGGCGGCGAGGTCGGGATAGATCAGGTGGCGGCCATAGATCACCGGAATCGGCTGGCCCAATCGACCCTGGTTGCCCTGAGCCTGGAGCGAATAGGTCGGACTGGGGGCCGGCGCGCTGCCGCTGCCGCCCCAGTTGAGCGACGGCATCGACGGCTTGGGCGCCGGAATCACGGTGTTGATCAGCACCGAGCCGACCATGGCGATGCCGGCGGTGGCCATCGCCGCGGCGGTGCCGGTGGCGGTGTAGCCCATGGCCACCGCCGCCATGGGGCCCAGATAGATGGCGGCCACCATCACCGCGATGGTCAGTACGATCCGCATGGGGTTCTTGCCGCCCCCACCACCGCCCCCGCCGCCCCGGGGCCAGCGAATGACGGTGACGACCTCGCCGTCCACGATGGCCCGGACGGCATAGATGCCGACCGGCACCGTCATGCCGCCGATCAGGATTTCCGGCCCGTCGGGCCAGCAATCCTCGGCGATGCCGCAATCCAGCAGCAGGGCGCCTACAGTGGAGCCAGACTCCACCGCATGAACCGAGCGGCTGGCCACCGGCTCGAACGGATTGGTGACGATGACGATGGAGGCGGTCATGGCGAAAACCGATAGAAGCCCTCGATCGCCCAGCCGTTGAGGCTGAGCGCGTCCGAACGCTGGAACACGACCCCGGCACCCTCGGCGCAATGCAGGACGCCGCCACCATCGACCTCCAACCAGATGCCCACATGGATGGGATGGCGGGAGCGGCGCAGCAGGACGCAGTCGCCTTCCATGGGATCGGGCACCTTGGGCCACCGCCGCCGCTCGGGGTGGTCGCGGAAGGTCCGGCCCATGACCAGCATGTCTTTGGGATTACAGATCTCGGGCAGCAGGCGGCCGAAATGTCGGGCCTGCACCATGCGGACGAATTCCCAGCAATTGAACGAGTCCGGCCCGCTGCCGTGGCTGGACCACGGCAAGCCGATAGTGGCGGCAGCCCAATGCATGATGCCCTCGAAGGAATGGGGTCCAGGGACCGAGTCCCTGGCGGGTACAGGGCAGCGCCCTGCAACGATTACCGCGCCAGTCCGGGAAAGCGCTGGGCGGTATAGGTGATGGAGGGGAAGGACTTGTTGCCGGCGTCCAGCATGCGGGCACGCCCCGTGACCCTCATCGTGTCGGCTTCGACATCGGTCAGGGTCATGGTGATGGGCGGGTCCATATGGGGGCCGTCGAGATCGGTGGAGAGATAGGGCCGCCAGGTGATCTCAATCACCTGCTGGCTGATGGCTGCGCCCTCAAGGGCATCGGTGATGTCGCTGCCGACATTGTCGAGGGTGACGGTGATTTCCGGCACCGGAGCGGTATCCACAGGCGGCGGCGAGAATTCGAAAGCCAGTGCGGCGAAGGTCACCTGCTTGCCGCCGTCGCGGGGCGCACCGGCCTCCAACCGGGCGGTGAGATCGGCATGGTCGCGGACCACCCGGATCGGCTCGGTGAAGCTGGGATGCCAGATTTCCAGCGTATCCAGGATTACCGTACCGCTGGGGGCGGAGGCGAACGCCTCCTTCAGCGCTTGGCTGAGAGCCGGATCAGGCATCCCGCCGGTCCTCGCCATAGGGACACAGGGTGCGGGCTTCCAGCAGCAGGCGGATCTGGTGGACGATCTCGGACAGGCCCTCGACCGCCGAGCGCAGGGCCTCGGTCTGACGGGCCTGCTCCTCGACCACATGGGCGAAGGCCTCGACGGGCACGCCGGACGTATCCGGCGCCCCCCTCTTTCGCGACCACGCCCAGGCGACGATGCCGACGATGATCACTGTGGCGGCGATGGCGGCGACCTGGACCACGGGAGCCGCTTGCCCCCAGGCGCCGACATACTGGGTGGCAACGCCGGCCCAGATGTCGGGAGCTTGCACCTCAGCCATTGGCCGTCTCCGCCGGCTTTGCCGGCAGTTCGCTCGAAGACGGCTCCGCCGTCGGGGGCTTGGGATGGGCCGCCTTGATGCCGTCGCTCCAGGCGATCAGATGGGCGGTGTCGGCAGGCAGTTCGACGCCGGCCGCCTGGGCGGCCTTCAGCCCCTTGATGATGGCGTCCAACTGGTCGCCGAGGGGGCGCTGGGCGAATGCGGCGGCGCGATCCTGGCGGTATTGTGTCGCCACCAGTTCCTCGGCCAGCGCCACCTTGTGGGCGAGGATCTGCTCCTCGGTGGGGGCGTCGAAGCCGTTGGGCCAGTGGATCTGTTCGGGCGCGTCGGGATGGTCCTGGGTGCTGGTGACGGGCACGTCGGAATAGAAGCGCTGGCAGACCTTCCAGGTGGGGATGGTCGCGGCCAGTGCGGCGATGTCGATCTCGGGCATAGCGGTGCTCCTTATGCCGGGGCCTGCAGTTCGAAGACGTGGACTTCCGACCAGCCGTAGCGGGCGACATAGGTGTTCTGGTTGTAGGATTCGTTTACCGAGAACCAGGAACTGCCCTGACACCAGGCGGTGACGCCGAACACCATGGATTGGCCGGCGGCATAGGCGGGGGCGATCAGCACCGAGCCGACCACCTTGTAGGGGCTGTTGCCGTCGCCGTGATAGCCGCTGCCGGACCCGCCGTAATAGTGGCTGCCACCCAGATTGGTCCAGTTCTCGGCGCCCCGCTTCAGCGGCATGGAGGTCGTCACCTGCCAGCCGCCGCCGGCCACGTTGACCATGATCTCGGTGGCGGTATAGCTCTGGTTGGTCGAGAAATGGATGCGGTGATCGACCCAGAACCACGAGCCGGGGCGCACCGGCGTGTAGGTGAAGGTCGAGCCGGTCAGCAGATTGCCCTTGGAGCCCCAGGTCGTTCGGGTGATATCGGCGAAGAAGTGGTGATAGGTGTTGATGACCTTGGAGGCGCCCCACTGGAGCTGGCCGCCCGTTCCCACCTGCAGCACCTGGCCGCTCGATCCCACCGGCAGCCGCGCGGCGCCGCTGCCGCTGTGCCAGAGAAGGTCGCCCTTTGTAGATATCACACCGACAGCGTCGCCCATGGTCTGCACCACCCGGGCGACTTCGGAATCACCGGTGGCGATGACGCGGCCGTTCTGCTCGTCGCCGGTGGCGAGGATACGGGCGTTCTGCATTTCCGAGGTGGCGTTGATGAAGCCGACCACCGAGCTGACGCCCACCGCCTCGGTGGCCTTGGCGAGGTAGACGAGGTCTTCCGCCGAAGCTCCGGCAGCGGCAGCTTCGGCGCGGTTGATGATGGCATCGGCGGCATTGCGCAAGGTGGCCATGGGGTGCTCCTTCACCAGAGTCCAAGAATGCGTTGTCGAAAGAAGACCTTGCGGGGATTGGCGGCATCGCTGATCACCGAGACCGCCGCTTCCACCGCTTGCGCGGCCGCATTGCTGACGGCCTGAGCCGCTGCCGCCTCGGCCGATAGCGCCGCCAAGGTCGCCTGAGCATCGGCGGTCTCGGCGCTGATGCGAGCCGCCTGATCGGCGGCCTGTGCCGAAACCACCGCCTCGGTCAGGTCGCCGGCCTGGTTGGCGATCAGGGCTTCGGCATCGGCCACCACCCGGGCCAGCGTCTTGACCGGCCCGCCCTCGGTGATCACCAAGCTGTCGCCCCCGTCGGCGGGACCGTGGACGATGCGGTGCAGCAGGCTGCCGTCCGCCGTCACCTTGGCGACGGCGGCATTCAAATCCGATTGCAGGGTCATGGTGCCTACCAGGGGTTCGCGCCGGGGAGGCCGGCATGGACGGTGGAATGCAGGGCGTCGATGGCGGCCAGCAGGCCGCTCACGTCCTCGGCCAGCAGGATGTCCAGCGCCCCCTCATCGAGCATGGGGCGCTCACGGATTTCTAGCACCGAGGTGACGATCCAGACCCCGCCCCGGCCGGGCACCGCCTTGTAGGGGGCGTTGCCCTGGCCGACGAAACGGGCCTCGTGGGCGGCGATGCCGATTCCGCCCAGCAGGGAGATGGCGAACCAATCGGCGCCATCGGCCAGCTTCAGGCGGAACCATGCCTCGAAGGTGGCGAAGTCCACATCCCGAAAGCGCCAGCGCACCGGGATACGGGTGGGCGTGCCGGTGAAGCGGCGGCGCTGGCGCGCCGGCCCCGCCTCCATGTCGGTGCGCGACGTGGCGTCCTGGGGTTCGAGGGCGTAGCCGTCGAAGGTGGGCAGCGGCAGCCGGGCGGGCCAGGAAACGAGCGTGGTCATCAGGCCCATCCGGTTAATGGCATTCTTTGGCAAACAATGCCATATTGGCCCCGACAGGAGGTGCCCATGGCGACCATGAACGTTTCCCTGCCCGATCCCATGCGGGACTGGGTGGAATCCCAGATCAAAGGCGGCGAGTACGCCAATGCCAGCGACTACATCCGCGACCTGATCCGCCACGACCAGCGGCGCGCCCAGGCGCTGGAGGCCGCCATCGCCGAGGGGCTGGAGAGCGGGCGCAGCCCACGCAAGGCCGAGGACATCATGGCCGAGGCCAAGGCCCGCCTGCGGAATGGCTGACTACGTCCTTTCCAATGCCGCCGACGGCGATCTGGCCGAGATCTACGTCTATTCCTACCGCAGCTTCGGCGAAGCCCAGGCAGACGCCTATTACCTCGATCTATCCGGCTGCCTGCGGATGCTGGCCGACAATCCCCGGCTGGGACGGCCGTCCGGCCTTTCCCGGCAAGGATTGCTGCGCCACGCCCATGCCGCGCATGTGATCTACTATCTGGTCGAGGATCCCGGCATCTTCGTCGTGCGCGTGCTGCACCATTCTATGGACAGCGAACGCCACATCGAATCCTGACCGCTCACCGATAAGCCCCCGCCGCCGGGTTCAGCCCGTAGCGATGCTCCAGCACCGGGGCCATGCCTTCGCCGCGGCCGATGCGGCGGCTCATGCGGCCTTCGATCTCCTCGACGATGATGTCGAGATGGATGCGGCCGTCCGGCCCCTGGGATTGCTCGGCGCGGGCCTGGGTGCCCGAGGCGTTGTTGTTGACCGTGACCACCACGCCCACCGCCGCCGGCTGCGACAAGGCGGTATTCAGGATACGGTCGGCATTGTCCATCTGCCGGGGCGTGAAGACGCCCTCGCCGACGCGGGCAACGATGGGGCGCTCTCCGGCCACCAGACCACCGCCGTGGAATTTCGGCGCGTTGGCGAAGACCGAGGGGCTGAACGCGCGAGTGTCGAGCCGGTCAAGCCCGATCAGTCCGCCGGTATGGGCGATGGCGAAGTTGCCGGTGCTGGGGACCGGAACGGAGCCACCGCCGCTGGGCCCGGCTGAACCGGTGCCGGAGAAGAAGCTGCCGATGCCGGCGATCAGGCCGCCGAACAGCCCGCCGCTGGCCCCGCCGAACAAGGGCGCCACCACCGCCATGCGCCAGGCGGCGCGCAAGGCCTCCTCGGCCAGGGTGTTGAACAGGTCGCCCGCCGCCAGCTTGCCGGTGGTGGCCCATTTGACGAAGGCATCCTCGCTGGATTTCAGCATGCCGGTGACGGCGCGCTTGGCACCACGGGCGGCATCGGACGAATCCTCGACATAGGCCGCCAAGGCGCGCTTGGCGCCGTCCGACCATTCCCTGGACGCGGCCAGCTTGCGCTTCTCGGCCGCCTCGATGGCGCGGGCATGGCTGTCGGCATCGAGCGCGCCTTGGGCCAGCAGGTCGTTCAGATCACGCAATGTGTCGGCGTATTCCTGCTCGGCGGTGCGGTGCTGACGGACCAGTTCCTTGCCCCGCGCCCGGGCGTCGGCTTCCTCCTTCAGCGCCCGCTGCAATTCGTCGAGCGCCTGTTTCTGGTCGAACAGATCCCCGGCCAGTCGGGCAGCCTCGGCGCGGTCGGTGGCGGAGGCCTCCTTGGGCAGTCGCGACACCGACGGGTCAATGGCGGCCTGCCGGGGCTGCCATGGGGCGGACAATTCCCGCTGGAGATCGTCGAGCACCTTGGCCGTCTGCTCGGCGGCCCGGAGGCGGGCCTCGGCCAGCGGCTTCTCGATGGCCTCGACCTTGCGTGCCGCCACCTGCCGCAGCAGGGCGATTTCGCGGTCGACATCGCCCGCGTCGACCCCCGGCAGCGGTGCCTTCTTGCGCGCACCCTCTATGTCGCGGGCCAGTTGGGTCTCGATGGCTGCGATCTTGCCAGCGGCATCGGTGGCCGCCTTGACCTTCTCCTCCTCCAGCGCCTTCAGCCGCACCGACATGGCCTCGGCATTGCGATCGCGCTCGGCCGCCTGGCGACCTGATTCGGCCTGGTCACGCTCGGCTTCGAACGCCGCCACCTCTGTGCGGCCCTTCTCGACCAGGGTGTCGATGTCGCGGCGGAGCAAGTCGGCCTGCCGGCGCAACTCCGCCATGCGGCGGCCGGTGACGCCGATGCCCTGGTATTCGGCGATCCGGCCCTCGACCTCGACCAGTTGCCGGCTCTTGGCCGCCACCCCTGCTGCGATGTCGGGGCCCTTCAGCAGGTCGCGGATCCCGTCGACCATGCCGGTCAGGTCGTGCAGCACGCCTTGCGCGCCCCTTCCCACCGTGCTGGTGCGGGCGATTTCTTCGAGCAGGTTGCCCCAGGCGGCGGCGAGATGGTGGGCGGCCCCGGTCAGACCCGCCGCTTCCGCCGCCCCCGCGCCGCCGACCTGTTGCTCCAGGGCGTCGAGCACGATCCTTTGGGCACCGGCGACATCGCCGGTTTCGACCAGCGTGCGGATCACCTCCTTCTGGGTGGCCGAGAACGACACCCCGACCCGCTTCAGCGCAGAGATGCCCTCGATGGGGTCCTCCAGCGCCTTGCCCAACTGGGTGGCCGAGGACGACAGATCCTGGCGGAACACTGCCGACAGGTCCTGGGCCAGCCGGATGGCGCGGGTGAAGGTGTCGCCCGAGACCGAACGGAAGGTCGCCATGACGGCGGACGCATCCATCACCCCCTCGGCGGTGGCCAGCGTGCCGGTTTCCATCTCGTCGGCCAGCGCGGCCAGTTGGCCGGCGGTCAGCCCCGAGGCGGCGCCGGTCGCCTTCAGCACCGCCTCCAGCCGGCGCAGCGACTGGTCGGCGGATTCCATCTCGCGCACGCCCTGCACCAGGGCGGCGCCGACGGCGCCCACCGCTGCCGCGGCGATCAGACCGGTGCGCCCGGTGGCCATCAGCGCATCGCCGAACAGGCCCATCCGCCCGGCCATGCCCTCGACCACGCCGCGCACGCCCTGGCCGACCTCGTTGATCGCCAGCAGCGCCTTCGACGCCGGCTGTGCCGCCCGCTCGATCCGCTCCAGCGCCCGGCGGCCGTCCTCGCCCAATTGCATCAGGGCGCGGCGGAACACCTCGCCGTCTTCGAGGGCAAGGCGGATGGAGACGGTGCGGGCGGCAGTCATTCGTTGTCCCTCAATCGCCGGGCGCGCGCCTCCGCGCGCTTGGCTCCTCCGCTACGCTCCGGGGCGCTCAATGCGCCCGCGCTCGGACTTCGCCTCGCTCATTCACGATCTCTTTCGGCCAGGGCCTCGCGCATTCCCGCTTCCGCGAACGGCAGCAGCAGGGCCAGCGCCCACTCGTCGAAGCCCAGCGCACGGCCATGGGCGAGCAGGCCGGCGATGTCGAAGTGGGCCGGGTCGGCGCGCATCAGCATCTCCCAGGCCTGCCAGCCCTGTTCGGTGCGGGGTTCGTTCAGGTCGGTGGGGCAGCTTCCGTCACCGGCGCAGGGGGCACCGTCGTCGTGGCACTGGCGGCAGTATCCCGGCCCGCCGCCGAAGTGCCATCGGCTGCGGGCCTGGAGGCGTTTCCCTCGGCGAGCACCGCCTCATGGGGCGCGGTGTAGAGGCCGACGAAGGCCTCGGCCACGCCCTGGATCAGCATCAGATCGGCGACATGGGTGTCGGACACCGCAGCCGGAGCGCCTTCGGCCTCCAGCACCCCCTCCCAATCCAGGATGGCTGTGCGGGCCAGCGCCTGCGCGAACAGCAGTTGCGAGAACCCCGCCACGGCATCGTCGTCGCGCAGATCGGGCAGGCCGGAGACGTCGCCGCCGACCGCCTTGAGATCGGCGAACTCGCGGGCAATCGCACGGGCCTTGCGCCAGCCCTTGATGCGGGCGGCCTCATAGGTGGCGGTGGTCAGCGGGCGGACGTGGAGCCGCACGCCGAACGGAAGATCGAGCCAATAGGGCTCCTTGGGCAGGCACAGACGGATCATGGGGCGGCACCCCGTTTCTGTAGATACTAAATCTTTGACAGGACGGGTTTCCGTCCCTACATTAACCCCATGGATACCTGGGACGAGACCAAGCGGATCAAGACCCTCGCGGAGCGGGGGCTCGATTTCGCCGACGCTGAACAGGTATTCGCGGGAACGCACTACACACGGCCAGACGACAGGGCGGAATACGGCGAAGTGCGCCTGATCACCGCCGGCTATCTCGACGGTCGTTTCGTGGTGGTAGTCTGGACACCGCGCGATGGGGCGCGGCGCATCATTTCAATGAGGCATGGCCATGCAGCCGAAGAAGCCATCTGGCGAAAGCACCTGGGTTGACCCCGACGACGCCCCCGAGCTGACCGAGGAATGGTTTGCCTCCGCCGACCTGTACCAGGGCGAGAAGCTGGTCCGGAAGGGTGGGCGGCCGAAGTCTCCCAACCCGAAGCAGATGGTCAGCCTGCGCCTTGATCCCGGTGTGCTGGAATATTTCCGGGCGACTGGGCCGGGATGGCAGTCGCGCATCGACGCGGCCCTGCGCGAATACGTCCAATCCCATCGCCCGCATCAATAGGCGGGGACGTCGTTGACCAGGGTCACGCGCAGCAGATACCCCGCCACCGGATCACGGGCGGCACGCCAGTCGTAGGCCGCCTGGATGCCGCCGGGGCCTTTGATCTCCTGCTTCTTTTTGGGCAGAAAGACGCGGGGAAGATGGAAGCGCAGGGCATAATCGGTGCCGGGGATGGTGAAGCCGTATTGCATCTCGACCGGGCTTTCCGCGGCAATGGCACTGGTCAGCGTGGCATCGGTGCCGAAGCGCACCTCGACCGAGCCCTCGGCGGTGGCCTCGGTCTCATCGACACCGTCGATCAGGCCGTCGGAGCGGATGGTCTCGACCGGCTCGAGATTGTTGGAGAACGACAGGCGCCCGCCGACCACATTGGCCAGCGGTTGGCCGCCCACCAGGATGCTGCCGCTGCCCTGGCTGAAGCGGCGCAGGGCGAAGCCGGCCGGTGCGGCATCGATGGTGGTGGCGGACTCGCTCTCGCCTTGGGCGATCACCGCGATGGTGGCGTTGGCGGGTCCGGAGCGGGCCATGTCGACGGCGAGGCTGCCCAGCTTGGCGCCCGAGTGGCGGAAGAACTTGGGCGTGGCCAGGGTCGGATGGCCGATTTCGAGGGCCAGGCTCGGCAGCGCGCCGCCCGAGGTGAAGGCGTGGGTGAAGCCGGTGCCGGCATCGCCACTGGTGGCGGGGGCGCCGAGCAGTCCCTTCAGCCAGAAGCCGAGGCTGCGCAGATCGAGCGGCACACCGAATTCGCCCTCGTCCTTGACCGCCTCGTAGAACGGGTCCTGGGCGTCGCGGCCCTGGCCCAGCAGCGGGTCGTAACCCAGCGGCCGCTCGGCGCCCAGGCTGGTTTCCTTGAAGGACAGCCTGGTGTAGCCGTCGGCCGGCATGGTGCCATAGGCCGCCTCGAAGGCGGCCAGCAGGATGCAGTCGGCGCCGTAGGCGCGCGTCTTCGACATGGGACCGGTTCCTTTGTCTGGATCAGCCGAGCGGCGAGTCGGCGGTGTATTCGAGGACGACGATGACCTTGGCCCCCTTGAGGCCAGCGGCGCCGTCGATCGCCTCGGTGATGAATTCCGGCGGCTCCGGCATTGTCAGATCCACCGAGCCGCCGAGGGTAGGATCGGCCGCCAGCCGGTCGCCGATGAGGGTGAGGATGCCGTCCAGCATCCCGTCGCGGTCTTCCGGGGTGGCTCCCTGCACCACCACCTCGATCTCGGCGCGGCGGCTGTGGATGTAGGCGGGCGGCGACAGCAGCATGTCCGGCTCGGCGCCGCTGCCGTCGAACAGGGTGATCAGCCCGCCCGCCGGAATCTTGGCCGCCAGCGGCTCGTTGCGGCGAACGGTCGCATCGGGAATGCCGGTCAGCAGCGCCGCCAGCGCCTTCATGGCGGTCTCGCGGGGAGAGTCAGCCATCGTTCTTCCCCAGCGCCGAGACCAGTGTGGTGACCAGCCGCCGCTCGGCCGCCCCCTTGGCCCTGTTGATGTCGAGACGTTTGCGCAAGGTCACCTGCGGATAGAGCAGGAACATGATGGCGGTGGCGGCATTGCGCCCGGTCCTGGACCTGGCGAAGCCGCCACGCTTGCCCGTCCGCGCCCGCATGTCGTCGGCCACTAGCAGCGACGGGCCGCCCCTGCGGTAGACGAAGCGGAGCGGAATGCCGAGCCGCTCCTCGACCAGCCGGGGCGTCGGGCGTTTCTTGCCGATGCGGGCCGGGCAGCCGGGACCGGGCACCGCCAGCCAGAAGCCGTCGGCCGAGCGGATGGTGGCGCCCTCGTCAAAGGCCCGGATGATATGGGGCGCCTTGCTCCACACCAGCCCGGCGGGGCACAGGGACTCGCCGGAAGCCGGATAGGTCTGCGACCGCCAGCTATTGGCCAGCCGCTGGCCAAGGCCGGCACCGGTGACTTGGGCACGCAGGTCCAGCTTCAGCCCGTTGGTGGCATCGCGCATGGCCGAACTGGCGGCCCGTTCGGTCGCTTTCACCTCGTCGGCCATGACGCGGGTGAGATCGCCCCGGATGGCGGCAAGCACCCTCATGTCGGCCTCACGGTGATGGTCCACACCAGCCGCTCGGCATCCAGGCGGGGTTCGCCCTGGACGACGAAGCTGTCGCCGTCATGGATGATCACATCTCCCGCCTGGGGTTCGGGAACGTCCCGCCGCCGGATCTCGAACACCGCCGTCGCCGTATGCACGGCAATATCGGCGAATTCGACCTCGCGGTCGGGCCGCCGCACCAGGGCACGCACGGGGCTGCCCTGGTAGCTGACGGTGACGGCCATGTTCGGATCAGAGAACAGGTCGTCGATAGCATCGGCGAAGGCGGTCATCAATTGCCCGAGAGCAGGCGAACCGCCAGACGCGGGCGCTTGTTGACCGGCAGGATGGAGGCCTCGGTCTTGACGTCGATGGCGCTGCCGTCCTGGCGGGCCAACTGGCGGGCGTACATGGGCACGCCCAGGGTGTTGACCGTCTCGATCAGGTTGGCCGGGGCGCCATAGGTGACGAAGGTGTCCATGGTGCCGAGCGGAAAGGCGATACCCTCGCCGGCCGGGATCAGGGTTTCGGTCTGGCCGGTGGAAAGGGTGACGGTGGCGTTGTATTCCTCGAACACCATGCCGGCGAAGGGGAAGCGGCGGCGCACGTCCTCTCGCAGCGGCTGGGCGCCGGCCGACGAGAAGAACTGGTAGGCCGTCTCGACCTTGGCATGGCCGATCAGCTTGTCGAAGAATTCCGGGGAGACCAGGGCCAGCACGCTGGTCATGGTCTCGCCCTTCAACTCGGTCTCGACCTTACGCAGCACCTCGCGGATCTTGGCCTGGACATTGGTGGTGGCGGTGCCGAGAGCGAAATCCACCTGCTGGCGGCTCAGGCCGAACTCGCTGAAGTAGTCGTACAGGGTGGACCCGCCGCCATCACGGACGATGCCCTTCAGGGCGTTGACCTCCATGAACTCGCGGGTCTGGGCATGCTTGCTCCGCATGCGGGTCAGCTTGCGCTCCATGACGGTGGCCAGGGGATCGGCGGCATCGGCGACGCCGAAGCCGCGCACGCCCTGGACGTCCTGGGGGGTGATGGAATCGTCGTGGGGAATCCACGGCACAGTGAAGGACCGCATGGAGCGGGTGTCGCGGTTGGCGACCGTGGCCGGGCCACCCAGCGGCACGGTGGGCAGCAGGTTGAGGACACCCTCGGCCTGCTCGATGATGACGCTGCGCTGGGTGACACCCTCGAAGCGGAACAGCCCCATCTGGCCCAGCCGGGTGTAGAGGTTGGGCAGGATGTTGATGGCCTGGGTCATCTCGGCGAGCGAATAGCCGCCCGCGTCGAAGGGGTTGATGATGGCGTTCATGGGAAAGGCTCCGATCAGACGGTGGCGCGGGCAACCAGACCCACAGTGGCAAGCTGGACAATCTTGGCGGTGCGTTCGGCGGGCTGGTCGACCGAGGCGTCGAACGCCAGGGCGGCTTCGGCCAGGATGACCGGGCCACGGGCGGCGATCAGGCCGGTGACGGCGCCGCCGCTGGCATCCACCGCGTCCAGCAGCACGGCAATGGCGGTTTCGGCCCCCTCGTCCCCGGCCACCTCGGCGGCGGGCGACAGGCGGTATTCGCCGCTGGCGGTGATGCGGCCCAGTACCGCGCCCAAAGGATAGGCAATGCCGGCCTTCAGCGTCACGGTCTCGCGGCCATAGCTGGGATTGCACTCGAATTTCAGCAGGTCGCCCAGGGTGGGCGGAGCGGTCAGCACAGGCATGGTGGCGGTTCCTTACTTGCGGGCGGCGGCTTCGCGGGCACGCCGGACGATGGGGCTTTCGATGTCCGCTTTGGGGGCTGCGACTGGTAGAGCGGCTGCCACCACGTCGGTGGCGTCGGACCGCTCGGCCAGTTGATCCAGCACGGTGCGGCGCAGCGCCTCGGGACGAATGCCCTTGGCCATGGCCTCGGCGGGATCGATGGTGACGCCGAGGCGGGCGGCCTGGGCGGCGATGGCGCTGATCTCGGAATATTCGGCGCGCAGGCGCTGCTCCAGATCGGCAGAGGGAACCTGCTGCGGCTGGGGTGCAGCAGCGGTGATGGGGACTTCCCCCTGGGGTTCGGACATCGGAACTTCCTTTCGGGCGGCGATGGGACGGGAAACGGTGGGTCGGGCCAGCGCGGCGCCGAGATCAGCCAGGGCAACGCGCAGGGTGCCGACCTTGTCGGCCAGCCCGGCGGCCACCGCCTGGTCACCGCGATAGACCGCAGCCTCGGTGGCCCGCACTGCGTCGGGAGACAGCCGCCGCCGCTCGGCCACCAGGGTGGTGAACTTCCCGTAGAGGGCGTCCACGTCGGCCTGGAGCGTGGCGCGGGCCGAATCGGACAGCGGCTGATGCGGGTTGCCATCGACCTTCGCCGCCCCGGCATGGACGAAGGTCCAGGCCAACCCCGCCTGAGCGTCGGCCCCGGATTCGTCGCGGTGGACCGCCACCACGCCGATGGAGCCGACCTCGCCGGTCTGGGTGACGTAGAGGCGGTCGGCGGTGCAGGCGATGGCGTAGGCCGCCGACAGGACCGCCTCGTCGGCCACCGCCCAGATGGGCTTGCCGCATTGGGCACGGATGGCCTGGATGTGGTCGACCAGATCGAACAGCCCGCCAACCTCGCCGCCAGAGGAATCCACGTCCAGCAGGATGGCGCGGATGCCGGGATCGGTCGCTGCCGCCTCGATGGCATCGGCGATGTCGGAATAGGCGGCCAGGCCACTGGCCGCGCCGAGGTATCCCGACCGCGCCACCAGGGTGCCGATCACCGGGATAATCGCGATACCGTCGGGCGTCACCGCCACATCGGTGGCCGAGGCCGCATCCCCGTCGAACGAAATCGCCTGCCCGGCCAGCCGAGGGGCAAGGGCGCCCAGGATCGCATCCAGCTTGGCGCGGGCGACCAGCAGCGGCGTCCCGTAGAGACGGGCCGCAAGGTGTGGCAAATCGTGCATGGTGAGGGCGTTACCTTGACAGGACGGGACCGCAGCCCCACTATCTGGCTAGTTTAGCTGGCCAGGATGAAAGCAATGCCGGAACCGCGTTGGTCCCTTCAGGATGCCAAGAACAGCTTCAGCGCCGTGGTCGATGCGGCCCTGCACGGGCGTCCGCAGACCGTCACCAAGCGAGGCAAGCCCGCCGTCGTCGTACTGTCGGTTCAGGAATACGAACGGCTGCATCACCGGCACGATTCCGGCACTCCGTCGTTCGTCGACCATCTGCTGGCCATGCCGCAGGGTGATGTGGAGTTCGAGCGTCAGCCGATCACGCTGCGTGAGGTCGAATTCTGATGTTCCTGCTCGACACCGTGGTGCTGTCTGAACTGCGCAAGCGGGATCGGAACCCCAACGTGGTTCGCTGGCTCACCGGCAAGGCAGCAGATGACATCTTCCTGAGTGCGGTGACCATCGGCGAGATCGAGCGGGGCATTGTCCGCCAGAGGGGGAAAGATCCCGCCTTCGCCGAAGCGCTGGAAAGCTGGCTCGACCGCACCATTCAGATCTATGGGGATCGCATTCTGCCGGTGGATACCCGGATCGCCCGCCGATGGGGCAACCTCAGCGCCCGCATCGGCAACGATGGGGCCGATCTGCTGATCGCCGCCACCGCTCTGGAACATGGGCTGACCGTGGTCACCCGCAATGTGCGGCACTTCGAACCCACCGGAGTTGCGCTCATGGACCCGTTTGAATAGGAGCGTCGCCGCCGGGAAGCGGTGACGGCGTTGCGCAAAACACCAGCCCCAACCGCTGTTCCCGTTCCCGGTCGGCGGCGATCTCGGCATCCACCTGCTCGGCGTCGAAACCACGCTCGGCCAGGGCCTGGGTGCGACTTTTCAAGCCGGCATTGATCTGCTCGATCTCGGCCTTGGCGTCCTTCAGCGGATCGACCCAGTCCCATTTGGGCGGCAGCCAGGAACAGGCGATGAAGCCGGCTCGGTTCGGCTCATAGCCCTTGATGGACAGCGCCCCGGACATCACGGCGATATCCATCCACCGCTGCCAGACGGCCCGGCAAAGCTGGAATACCATGACTGCATGCTGCCAGGCGTCGATGCGGCGGCGGAACTCCAGCAGCGCCAGCCGCGAGTTGGAGTAATTGGCCTTCAGCATGTCGTTGGACAGGTAAGCGTAGGGCACGCCCAGGGCGGCGGCGATCTGCAGCAGCGTCCGGTACTGGAACGCCTCGTAGGAGCCGCCCACATCGGCGGGGGCCGAGGTCTGGATCTGCTCACCTGGTTCCAGCATCACCACCTGGCCGGGCTGAACGTCCATCACCCGGTCACCGGTGCCGGCGTCTTCGGCAATGTCGAACGGCTCTCCCGGCGACGGCGTGGTGACGAACAGGGCGTACATCGCCGCCACCTTCTTGCGGTCGAGTTCTGCGTCGTCGTACTGGTCGAGGAGGAACATCTTGACGATGGCCGGCGCGAACCGGGAGACACCGCGCAACTGGCCGGCATCCACCGGATCCATCACATGGATGATCTCGCTGGCCGGCACCCGCACCACCTCGCCGGCCATGCCGGGATCGGTGACGTCGCCGGGATGGCGGCGCAGGAAGTGATAGGCGACGCGGCGGCCGATGCGGTCGAACTCGATGCCCTGGCGAACGACATTGCCGCCGGGCAGGGTCTCGTTCCTAGTCAGCGGCAGCATTTCTGAGGGCAGCATCTGCAATTGCAGCGGCACCGCCAGCCCATCCTCGGGCCGGCGGGGACGAAAGCGGAAGAACACCTCTCCGGTGATGAATACTTCGCGGGCGGCACGGCGCTGCAAGCCGTAGAAATCGGTCAGGCCCTCAGCGTCGGCCTCGTCGGTCCAGGTCAGCCACAGCTTCTGCACCTCGGCCTTCAGGGCGGGATCGGCGATCAGCGAGGACGGCTTGATCCCGGCGCCGACCACGTTGCCGGCCCAGCTTTCGATGGCGTTGGCGGCATAGCCGTTGTTACGGACCAGATGCCGGGCACGCGCCGTGATGTCCGGCCCGGCTGCGGCGATCAGGGTGTTTAGATGGGCGCGGGTGGGCTGGAAGCCCTTCAGCCGGCGGTTGCCCATGCCGGCCTCAAACCCGCCCAGCCAGGCGCCCACCTTGCGGCGGATACTGCCGAGCATGGTCTACAGGCCCTTGCTGGCGACGGTCAGGATGTGGCGACGCCGGCCCGTGCCCTCGGCCTGGGCAATACGGCGGTCGAGATCGGCCAGCACCTTGGCGGCCTGGGCCAGATCGTATTGGACGGTGCGGTCGCCGACAGTGACCCGGCTGACCAGCGCATTGCGCCGGGCCAGCACTCTCTCACGCTCGGCCTTCAGTTCGTCGATGGTCATGGATCATCCCCGACAGCAGCAAGGCTGCGCATGGCAGAGAAAATTTGATGTGCGCGATTGATGCGGGCACGGGTCGCCGGATACCGTATGGCAACGAAAGAATTCAAAAAGGTGGCGCATGATCGAACCGATCGCCCGGATCCGGATCGAACTTCAAGACATCGAGCCCAAGATCTGGCGACGGGTTGATGTCCCTTTATCGACCAGCTTGATGGGGGTGCACGACATCATCCAGGTGGCCATGGGCTGGCAATGCGAGCACCTGTTTGAATTCCGGGTTGGGGACAAGATTTACAGCGAGCCCTATCCCGACGATGACATGTACGCGCGCAAGACCTACAACGCCAAAAGCATCCGCCTCAAGACGCTGGTCGAGCGAGGTGTCGGGCGATTCCTCTACACTTACGATTTCGGTGACAACTGGCAGCACGACATCGTCATTGAATCCGTGCGGGACGGCGATGCCGAGATCGACTACCCCGTGTTCGTCGATGGCGCCAGGCGGTGTCCCCCCGATGATGTTGGAGGGTCTTCCGGCTTCATGGATTTTCTCGAAGCGATGCTCAATCCTACCCACGAAGAACATCATCAGATGCTCAAATGGTACGGGAAGCCGTTTGATCCCCAGGACATCAACGACGCCCATGTGCGGCGGGTTCTGTCCTGGTTTGCCGACCGTCGGCGCGGACCATTGGCCAGCCATCGCAATGGTCGCCGCAAGAAGGCGATCAATTAAGGTAGAGAATCCACTTAAGAGGTAGCCTTAGGAGAGGCCCCTGCTGTGGGGCACATTATGGGATCGGCGCCTTGAAGACGAAAAAGGCACCCAGACAGATGAGCAGAAAACCTATGCCGTGGTTAATGGTGAGCCGCTCGCCAAGGTAGAGCACAGAAAAAAGGGCGAAGACCATGAGGGTGATGACCTCTTGTATGGTCTTCAATTCGGCCGCGGAATAGGTGCCATGGCCGATGCGGTTGGCCGGCACAGCAAAGCAGTATTCAATTAGGGCGATACCCCAGCTTACAAGCACCACCATCCACAGAGGCTTGCTGGTAAATTTTAAGTGGCCGTACCAGGCAAACGTCATGAAGACGTTGGAGATTAGCAAGAGTACGATGGGGACGATACTGCCAGAGGCGGATCCAAACATTAATCGACATTCCTCAATTGGGAACGAGACTTCAGGCCTGCCGAAAGGCGGTATAGCGCGACGATAGCTTCCGTCGCAACAAGATCCTCCCAAGCGAGATCCTGGCTCGGCGCGCCATATCATGAAGCCAAGCTGGCATCCGTGAAATCCGAGATCAGCCCATGTAGCTGGATTGGAACACCCGCCGCGGGCGCCTATTGGCCCGCCGGATCTGACCAGCTTCAGCCTCTTCAGGAGCCATGGCGTCAGGGTTTGCCGCGGCTTCGATCTGAGCCTCCAGATCCCGCCACTTGGCTTCGGGCCAGCGGTCGGAACCGGCAATCCAGGCGGCGGCGCGGGCATAGACCCGGCAATCCAGCGCCTCGTTGCGCTCGCGCAGCTTCTGCCATTCCAGCTTGGAGAAGCCGCGGCGGTTCTTGACCGTCACCAGCTGCTCAGCGACAAACTGCTTGCACCACTCCGAGTCCGCCCACGATGGCAGATGCACCGTTCCGGCCGGGAAACGGACGCCCTCGGCCAGTTCCTCGTCGGTGGGACGCTCGAGGCGGAGGAACCGGTAGGTTTCGGTCTTGAAAGTGGACACCGCCACCGTCCAGAGGCGGGCACCACGGCGCACCTTCTTGCCGCCCTCGGTGGCATCGACCAGGGTCGGGCCGGACACCGGGCTGGAACGGTTGAAGCCCTCGACGCCCTTGATCGGCGAGACCTGGCCGACGCCCATCCGGCGGCCCCAGGTATAGACCGCCGAGGATTCGTAACCGCTGTCGATGGCCAGACGGGCGATCTTCAGGGCCGCGCCGCTGGCATGGGTCCAGGTCTGGCCCAGCACCCGCTCCAGCGCCGCCCAGGTTTCGGCATGTTCCGGCCCGCCGTCGATGACGACATGGTCGACCAGCCAGCTTTCGAGGTTTCGGCCCCAGGCCCAGACGTCGATCTCGACGCGGTCCTTCTGGACGTCGGCCCCGGCGGTGAGGAACAGCCCGCCAGCGGGCACGGTGCCGTTGGTCCAGGTTTCGCGGCGGTCGTAGAGGCGCTGCCAATCGGGAGCCTCGCCGCTCTCGACCCAGGTTTCGCCCAGCACGGTGTTGCGGAACACCCGGAGCGCGTCGTCGGAGCCTTGAGCCGCTTCCCACAGCCGCGCGATGCTCTCCCACGACTGCCAGCCCGGCGGCGAGTACAGCGCCGAGATGTGAAAGCCGACGGTGCCGGGATCCTCGGCTACCGCCGTGGCCCGCCAAACGCCTGCCGCCAGCATGGATGCCTTGGCCGATTCGGTGATCGGCTGGTCGCAGGACTCGCACAGGTAATGGACGGAGGCCGGCTGGCCCTTGTCCCATTTCAGCCGCTCGAACTTCAGCCATTGCATTTCGCCGCAATGGGGGCACGGCACGAAAAAACGGCGCTGGTCCGATGCCTCAAATTCCCGCTCGATCCGCGACAACCCGCGAATCGTGGGCGTTGAGACCAGGAACGCCTTGGCGCGGTGGGCGAAGGTGGCCATGCGGGCGCAGGCCAGCGCCACCGGGTCGCCCTCCTCGTCGGCCGACGCGGGATAGGCGTCCACCTCGTCCAGGAACAGGTAGCGCGCCGGCATGGATCGCAGGCCGACGGCGCTGTTGGCCCCGGTCATCACCAGGGTGCCACCGGGGAAGTCCTTCGACAGCATGGTGTTGCCGGCGTCGCGCGAGCGGGCCGGCTTGACCCGTTCCCGCAGGATGGGGCTTTCGTCGATCAGGGTGTCGATGCGCTGGCGCGAGTTGCGCTTGGCCATCTCGACGGTGGGCTGCACCGCCAGCACCGGGCCGGGGGCATGGTGGATGATGAAGCCGAGAAAGTTGTTGCCAGCCTCGGTCGCCCCGACCTGGGCGCCCTTCATGAACACCACCCGCCGGCAGGGATGTGACGGCGACAGGCAGTCCATGATTTCGCGCAAATACGGCGTGCGCGATGTGCGGTAACGGCCCGGCTCGGCGGAGGCGCGGCTGGACAGCACCCGGTGGCGGTCGGCCCATTCCGACACGGTCAGCAGAGGATCGGGCCGCAATCCGTCACGCCATGCCTGGAGCAGGATGTCCGATCCCCGGAAGCCCAGGGTGTCATCGGAAATTCGGCTCAAGGGCGGCGAGTTCCCCAAGGTGATCCCTCACATAGGTTTCCAGCAGGGTCTGCATGGTGTGGGCGTCGATCCCGGCCTCCAGCGCCATCTGCGCCGCGACCCGGGCTGGCCAGGTGATCCAGGCATCGCGTTCCTGGCGGGCTAGCTTGAACACCAGCGCCGAGGCCCGCGCCCGGTCGACCACCTCCTCCTTGAGGCGATCCACCTGGAGACGGGCTTTCTGCGCCTTGGCCACCTCGTGCATGGTCCGCGCCTGGGCGAAGGTGGCGCCGGAGGGTGCGGGTGGCGGTGGCGATGCTGTCGGCTTCGGACCAGGGGCGGCCAGCGGCGGGGCGATTGCTGCCGTCGGCACCGGGGCCGACGGCATTTTCCTGGCCGGATCGGTCCGGGCATCCCAGGCGGCGTCGGCCTTGGCCGGGTCGATGGTGCCGTCCGGTTCCTGGGGAATGCGCCCCGTCTGCACAGCCTTGCGCACGGCGGTATGGCTGACGCCGCGCCTGCGGGCGTATTCGCGGACGGATAATCCCATGGCTGGAGGTCGCTCGATAAAGCAATGAAAGAAGACACTTATCCGGTTGATGTGTGTCGCCCGCAGAGTGATTGATGGTCCCACGAACAACGGAGGACACCATGAGCAAGCGCGGCGACAACACCCAGGCCATCGACGCCTTCATTGCCAAGAAGGTCGAATTCGACGCCATGCTGGCCCGGCTGCAAACCTTGATCGCCGACCACTTCAACTGGTCCCCGGATGAGATCAACTGGGGCCATGTCGGCACCCTCGGGCATTACGCCGAGATGCTGAAGCGGATCACCGACAGCGCCTTCCACGAGGGCGAATTCGCCGAGTAGCCGATCAGGCTCCGCACCGCCCCGACCGGCTTCACGCTGGCGGGGCTCGGGGTGGTACAGGCGCGGGACTGGCCCGCACTGCACCCCGGAGGGAATCACCATGTCGCTGTCCGATACCCAAGCCGTCATCCTGTCCGTCGCCTGCGCCCGCGAGGGCGGTTGCCTGCTGCCCGTCACCGCGTCCCTGAAGGGCGGCGCCGTCAACATGGTCCTGAACAGCCTGATCAAGAAGGAACTGGCCGAGGAAATCCCCGCCGAACCGGGCGCCCCAATCTGGCGCGAGGACGAGGACGGGACCCCGCTGACGCTCCGCGCCACCGCCGCCGCCTATGTGGCGCTGGGCATCGAGTCCGACACCGCGCCCACGGGCATCGACACGGCGCCGGAAGAGGAACCGGCGACGGACACGGCCGACGCCCCTCAAACCCCTCCCACGGAGGCCCTCGGCGCGCCCGACGCCAAACCCGCCCGCAAGACCCGCGAGGGCACCAAGCAGGAGGCGCTGATCGCCCTGCTGAAGCGTCCCGAGGGGGCCAGCATCGAGGAGATCAGCTCCGAATTCGGGTGGGCGCACCATACGGTGCGGGGCGCCATCGCCGGGGCCTTGAAGAAGAAGCTGGGTCTCGCCGTCACCAGCGAGAAGGTCGAGGGGCGCGGCCGGGTCTACAAGTTGGACGTTGCCGCCTGATGGCGCTCGACCTCGGTCAGCACCATCAGAGCCAGATCGAGGGCCGGCAGATCCCCGGCCCTCGACGCGCTTTCGGCTTCCTCTGCTGCCATCACCACTGCCTTGCTGCCATGTCGCTGGAGCAGGCCGGTCGCCCTGCGCGATACGATGTCAGCGTCGACAGGCATTACAGGCTCTTCTTCAGCGCCGCCGCCGTGCTGAACTTGATGCTCGCGGAGGCGGCAATGTCGATGGCCTCGCCGGTCTTCGGATTGCGGCCCTGACGCGCGGGGCGCTCGGCCTTGGCGAAAGTGCCGAAGCCGATCAGGCGGAAGCTGCCGTCGGTCTTCACACCGTCGATGATGGTGGACAGCATGGCTTCGACGGCGGCATCGGCCTGGGCGGCGGTGCAACCGGTGGCCTCGCGGACGGACTTCGACAGGACGGACTTGGACATGGCTAACGAGACCTTTCTTGGACGCGATTTCGAACAGTAGATTCGAGCGCCCCCGAATCCAAGTCCTCACCGCAACCGCTCGAAGACCCGCCGCAGGACGAAACCGCGCAGCAGGGACACCAGGGCGAAGATCCCGCCGATGGCCAAATCGTCCGAGATGGCGATGCGGATACCGAACAGCGGGAACACCGCCACCTGGGTAGCGACCGCGATGGCGTAGCCGATCACCACGTTGGCGGCGGCCTCGGTCAACGACATGCGGCGGGACTGTCTCACGGCTTCCGCTCTGCGGACAGATCGTCAAAGTTCCGGCCATCGCCATCCAGAACGGCTTTCTGCGCAGTCAGCTTCTGCCAGCGACCGACAATCACGTCGGCATAGGCCGGGTTCAGCTCCATGGCAAAGCAGATGCGCCCTGTGGTTTCGGCGGCGATCACCGTGGTGCCGCTGCCGGCGAACGGCTCGTACACCCCGTCACCCTCTGCGCTGTTGTTGAGGATGGGGCGGCGCATGCATTCCACCGGCTTCTGAGTGCCGTGAACCGTGGCTTCGTCCTCGTCACCATTGTTGCCGATGGCCCACACCGTGGCCTGATCCCGCGCTCCCTGCCAATGGCCGGTGCCGGTCTTGCGCACGGCGTACCAGCAATTATGAGTGATAAGGCCATCCGCGACGTAATGCAGGTCTTTGTCCACGTCCATTGAGTAGACCAGACCACTGAATGGTGTGGCATCATTACCGGTAACAGCAAGCCATTCGAAGTCATCGCCCGTGGTTGGCCTCGGAATCTGCATGATCTTTGCGTGCAAGTTACAGGCCCGCACCAGTCGCGTTGCCTTCCGGGAGAACATCAACTGGTCATCAGCGGCAATGAACGGATGATCCCGCTCAAGGCGATGATCGCGCAGCAGAAGCGTCGCACGCGCGGTAAGAGCACTGAGATTCAGGCTCGCGTAGATGCTGGCAATCATCTCCGGGGACCTTGTACGCTCGGGTGCCCAGCTATCAACCTCCCAATGCGTTGTCGGGATACCGTATCGGCACGACAGAATCTGTTCCATGCATTGTGCTTCGACGGCACTGTCATGCACGGAGACGATCCATGCTTCCTCGGCCTTGTTGTCCGCCAAGCGTGTGGCGAGCCCAAAGCCACGGGAGTTGAACAGCGCCACCCGGCCGACCCGCCACCAATCGCCACGGCGCATGAGGTAGACCACCTGTTTGTCGGAAGCATCTGGGTTTAGGCGCGCCGTGAAACGGTGCTCAGGGGTGGCCCGCGTCACCCGCCCACCAGCCGAGATCGTGTGCATGAACCCTTCAAACTGGCGATCGCCAAACCGAGTGATCTGCCGACCACGGCGACGAACAACGCTCTCGTATGAATTGTAAGACACCACGTAGTCACCGGCGCGCAGAGTCTCGATCGGCACCTCCGCGATCCGGGCCGGCTGGGAGCCGGAGCCGCGCTCAATGACCTTCTGGACCATCGTACCGGCGGGCTGGCAGGGCTCATGCTGCCAGTGGTAATCGCCTCGGCCCAAAACGAAGCGATTTTTCGACCAGATGATCTGGGCGCGGATCTTGAAGTCATTCGCCTCCAGGCTGTCGGCCACGATCTTGGCGAAGATCGCCGCGTGCCAGACATAGGCGACCTCGCCGGGAAACAGCGCCCAGGCCTCGCGCCAGTCGGCACGGTCGTCGTTGGCGACCTTGCCGGTGCGGGCCGATGACGACACCCCGGCTTCGTTCCGCCAGGTGGGATCGTATTGCACCCCGTAAGGTGGATCTGTGGCCATCAGATGCGGTTTTGCCCCGCCCAGCAGGCGCTCCACGTCGGTGGCGCTGGTGCTGTCGCCGCATAGCAGGCGATGCTTGCCCAAGATCCACAGGTCGCCGGGCCGCGTCACCGGATCGGCGGGCGGTTCCGGGATTTCGTCTTCGTCACCTTCTCCCTGGCCGTCGCCTTCGTCATCAAGGGGAGCCATCAGGGCGTCCAACTCCTCGTCGGAGAAGCCGATGACGCCGAGATCGTAGCCGTCGCCGTTCAGCGCGTGCAATTCGGCCGCCAGGGTCTCCTCGTCCCAGCCTGCATTGAGCGCCAGCTTATTGTCGGCCAGGATATAGGCCCGCCGCTGGGCCTCGGTCAGATGGTCGAGGATCACCACCGGCACCGTGTCCAGGCCGAGGGATTTGGCGGCAGCCAGCCGGCCGTGGCCGGCAATGATGTTGCCCTGGCCATCGGCGAGGATGGGATTGGTGAAGCCAAACTCGATGACGCTGGCGGCAATCTGGGCGACCTGGCCGTCCGAATGGGTCCGCGCGTTGCGGTCATAGGGGCGCAGCCGGTCGAGCGGCCAATGCTCGACCGTGTCGGGAAGCGGATGGGGCATGGTGGTGGAAACCTGGAAACGGGGTGGAAACCCGGGCGGGCTTCCAGGGGCCGGTTTCCACCCAGGTTTCCACTTGGCAAAGACGCGAAAGGCGCGGAACGCCTGGGCGCCGCGCCTCTCATGTGGAAACTGGAAACCGAAGTGGAAACCTAGATTTTTCGGCTGTCGCTACCGATATCCGGCGCTGAGCCCTCCCGCATAGGGAAAGGTGCCAGGGAGGAACCAATTCTCCACGGTACGGGTTCTATTGTTTCGCCCGCTCCGGGCGGCGGATCATTTGATAATCCCCGCCGCCCGCGCCTCTCGCGAGCATGACGGGAAGACTACCCTGTCCGGCCCCTTTCGGTCCTGCCGGAAAATGTCTCACTTTCACTTTTCCGCCGCTGGCCCAAGACCTGATCGACGAGGTGGTCGCGGGAGCGCTTGGTCGGCACGGTGCGTCCGCCCAGCCGCCAGGCGATGACGCAGAGCGCGTACATCCAGTGCCGGTGGACAGTGGCACGGGCCAAGCCGACCTTGCCGCAGATGGCCTTCCACCGGTTGCCGTTGGCGCGAAACCAGACGATACGGGCATCGGTGGCGTCGAGCCAGCGCAGCCATTCGAGCGCCTGATCCATGCGGTCGATGGCCGCCGCCGAGGGGGGCGGGCGCCGCAGCGTCACCTCGGCCACGCCGTAGGATTCCCAGTATTCCCGCACGAACGGCGGCCAGGTGCTGGCGTAGCCCTGGACCGTGACGTTGGGCAACCGCCGCAGCACGTCGGCGGCCTCGGCCATGCGGTCTTCGACTTCGGTCGGCGTCAGCTTGATGTCAGCCATGGGACGCCTCCTTGGCGGGACGGTTGCCGTACAGCTTGGCGCCCAACTGGCGGATCAGTTCGCGTTCGGGCCAGGTCAGGCGCTGGTCGTCCTCGGCGATGACCAGAACGCCGCGTTCCCGCCAGCCATCGCGCTTGACCTGCTCGGGATCACGGCGGCTGCCGCCGTAGCCGGGGGGATGCCACCTCATCGCACACCCCCGTGGGTGTCGATGGCCCAGGACAGGATGGCCAGGGCATCGGCCTCATTGTCGTCCTCAGGATTGAACCCGCGCGCCCGCATGGCGGCGATCACCGCGTCCTTGCCGGCATTGCCCTTCCCCGTGGCGTGGCGCTGATGGTGCCGACGGGGACGCCCCGGTAGGGGATGTGGCTAAGTTCACACCACGCGGCGAGATGGGCGAGGAAGCCGCCATAGAGGTGGGCTGCGTCGGTGCCTGCGTGGCGGCGGACCTCCTCGAAGTACACCGTGCCGATGTCCTTGGCGCCGTCATGCAGGTGGTCGAGCCAGGAGCGGAAACGCAGATAGCGCATGCCACCGCCTTCGTATCGGCCGGGACGGAACGCCATGGTGCCGGAGACGATGACGCCGTCGGCAAGCCACATGGCCCAGCCGGTGGTGGTGCCGAGATCGAGAGCGAGGATGCTTGCACCGCGTTCGGTGCCGTCAATGGTCAGCGGCAGCAATGCCGTCGGCGGACTTGCAATGTCGCCCGGAGGGGGCAGAGTCGAGACAGCCATGGTGGCCTCCGTGAAGGGGGATGGTCGTGGTCAGGGCGACGGTGGTTCGTGTTCTTGGCGGGACAGGCCACCGTCGCCCGCCTGTGAGGGAGAGGGTCAGTGTGGAGGGCCGCGGGCCGGCAGTCCCAACCAGATCCGCACCGCTTGCGCCCGGTCCTGGTCCAGCAGCGGGTCGAGGCCGAATTCGTCGAAGATGGCGTCGAAACTGGGCGGCGGCGGGTGGGCAGGCTGCGGGGCGACCGGCGTTCCGAGCAGACGGACGATCTCGGCCTTGTGCTGCCACAACCGGGTGCGCAAGGATTCGGGCAGCGGCTGGGGTGCGGCGAGACGCAGGTTGCCGTCTTCGAGACGGACCATACCGCCGTGATCGGCGACCTCCTGGAGGAGTTGGCGGGCGGCGGCGGTCATATGACCTCCTCCCACCAGCGTTCCGGCGCGGGGGGAACGTTTCTCCCCGGTCCAGGGGCACGTTCCCCACCACGTTCCCCGGCAAAATCGTAATGATTTCCGTCAGGTAGTGGACATGGGGAACATGGGGAACGTTTTTCCGCATCCCCACTCATGTGCGCGTGTGCGCGTGCGCCCGCATGTACGCGGGGTATGGAAAAACGTTCCCCACGTTCCCCACCTTCCCCGGAGCATTGATTTTCCTCACGAAAATCGGGGGAACGTTGGGGGGAACGTTGGCTCTCGCCGTCACAACGTTCCCCACCCTCGTTGATTTCGGGGTGGTCGCAACCTTCCCCACGTTCCCCGGTCTCGAAATCTCCCCCTGGATGACGTTCCCCACCTTCCCCGAAATCCGGGCCTGGAAAACGTTCCCCACGTTCCCCCTGGTCGGGCGCCGCCTGTTCGATGGCGAGATGCCACCGCTGGGCTTGGTGCGAAACGCGGCCGGCGCGCACCCGCAGCTTCATGCTGCCGACGGCGAAGATGCGATCCCGCATCCGTCCGAGGGCCTTGCCCAGGCGGGTGCGCTGGGAGCGGTCCCCGCCGTCGCCCAGTGGCAGCGGCGGCTCACTGGTGAGCGCCACTTGATGCAGGTCGGCGGTGGCCACATCCGCCGTGCCGTGGCGATCCCACCAGGCGCCGATGAAGGCCCGCCAGGTGGCCCCCTCGGCATCGGCGGTCTCGTAGGTCTCGTCCAGGTTGGCCAGGAAACCGGGAACGCCGGCCACATCCAGGAGGCCGCCCATGATCGCCGCCCAATTGTCGAAGCTGCCCAGGCTGCGTTCGCCCTGGCGGGGGCGGCCGGCCGCGATCCATGCCTGGCCGAGCGTCAGACACGCCGCGATGAGGTGGGAACGATTGGCCTTGGTCCAGCCGCGCAGATCCGCATGGCGGAAGTCGCCGGACTTGCGTCGCCAGGGTTGATCGACATGGGCGTCGAGGCGGATGCGAACGATGCGCCGGGCCATCTCGTGGGAGAATTGCGGGTTGTTGCCGGTGGCGACCCAGACGCAGCGGATGGGAAAGCGGGTCATCTCCGAGACGCCCAGCACCCGGTCTTCCCAAGCGGGCATGGTCAGTGCCGCCGACAGGGCGCCCGAATCGAGCTTCAGGTTGAGGTTGTCGATCACCACCATGGCCGGCATCGACCGCAGCTTGGCGGTGAGGCGCTTGCGCCATTCGTCGTCGTCGCGGCCCTCGGCCATGAAGGAGGGCGTGGCGCCCAGCGCGACTTCGGCGATCACCTCGACCATCAGGCTGGCACCGGTGCCGGGCGTCGGCTTCTCGATCATGTGCAGCGGCGTCGGCCCGTCGATCAACTCCCGCATGAACGGCAGCAGCAACAGGGCGAGCGCATGGGCCCGTTCGGCCTCGCAGGTGAACGGGAAATCCCCCAGCAGGTCGTCGAGCAGCATGGTGCGGGCGTCGGCAACATGGGCGGCGGTCGGCTGGGACGGCACCACCGGCGGGACGAAGTCCTCGGGCGGTTCGAATAGCAACCGGGTGGAAGGATGGTAGCCGGGCACCGTCACCAATGTGCCGTCGCGGCCGAAGACCGGCGCGGTGACCACGCCGGCCAGCACCGGCAAGCCCGGATTGGGGGTGGCCAACAGGTTCTTGACCACGGCGATGGGCGGATGGGCGGGTGCCAACTGGTTGCGGGCATCCAGCTTGCTCCAGTCGGCCACCAGCGCGAGGACGTGGCGCAGACGGTTCTCGGTCAGGGCGATGGGCTGGGGCTGGCCTTGGTCATCGCATTCGACCCAGCCGGGATGGCCGCCGACCCGGAATAGCCACGGCGGATTGTTGGCGTCTTCGACGATATCCCAGCAGCGGTTGGTGGCGTCGGCCAGATCGCCGTTGTCGGCGCGCATGCGCGGCAGCAGGCTGGTGGGGGCGACGAAGCCGAGCGGCAGACGGGGATCCCGGCGGCGGTGTTGAGCCGGGTTGTTGGCAGCCAATAGATCGGGCAACGGCGTCCATTCGACCGCCGCCTCGACGGCGGATCGCACGGCTGCCTCCCCTTCGCGCACCAGCAAGTCGTTGAAGTCTTCGCCCTCGGTCGGTGGCAGGGCAATCCACACCCGACGGCCCTCGCGATGAAAGCGGGCGGCGGCGGTTTCGGCGGCGCGCAGGCCGGTGCCGGAGACGTCGTGGTCGGCCAGGATCACCACGCGGCGGACCTCGGGCGGCAGCGCCACGGCCTCCAAATTGCCCGCCGACAGTGTTGCCCAGGCCGGCAGGGCGGGACAGGCGCGCATCACCGCCAGCGTGGTCTCGATACCTTCCGCCAGACCGAGCAGACCGTCGGCGGGCTCGGCCAGCCGGACGGCGCCGCCGGCTACCTTGCCCAGCATCTTGCGGTTCTTGGGGATCGACGCTTTGACCGTGCCGTCGGCGGCCAACCAGGTGCGGTGCAGGCCGAGGGGCGTGCCAACACCATCGCGGATCATCGCCACCATCGCCGGCCAGCCGCTCTTGGTGTCCCAATGGGTGAGATCGGGATGGAACAGCAGGTCGGCGGAACCAACCGGGCCGAGCCCGCGCGCAGCGAGATAGGTGTCGACCAGAGTGCCCCGAGCCGGTTCGGCGCGCGACAGGATGAATTCGATCTCGCGGCTATCGTCGCGGGGCTTCGCCGGAGCGGGCCGGGGCGCCGCTGTCATTGGGGAACTGCCGGCAAGGTCGGCGGCATATTCGAACAATTCCCGCCCGGCGAGGCCGGATGCGTGCTCGATGGTGCTCAACACACCACCGCCCTGGTTGCCATCGAAATCGAACCAGTCGCCAGCCCGATCACCCTTCATGGTGATGACGCAGGAGCCTTGCTTGCGCGGGGCATCGCCGCGGATATTGGCCAGTCTCCAGACGTCGTCCTCGCGCCGCCCGGATGGAAACAGCCGGGGTACCCAGGCAAGGGCGTCGTCCCGCAGGCGGGCCACCACCGCGTCGAGATCGATGCGGTCGGGGCGGAGCGGCGCGGTGTCGTTGAAATCAATAAAGCAGCACCAGCCCTTTCTCCGCCCGGGTGATGGCGGTATAGAGCCAGCGGGCGCGGTCCTCGGCGGTGCGCCCCAGACCATCATCGAACACCACGATGTTCTCCCACTGGCTGCCCTGGCTTTTGTGGCAGGTGATGGCCCAGCCCCAGACCGCCTCGATGGTCTTCTTCTTGGCCCAATGGTCGCGGCGATCACGCTCGGGGTCGGGGGTGACGTGCTCGTCGAAATGCCCCTTGTAGATGCGGAAGCGCTCGGCCTTGTCGCCGCCAGCCCCGATCCGCTGGCCGTCCTCGGTGACCACGGTGGCGGTGAACGAGATGTCGTCCTCGTCCTGGATGTCGGCGAGATCGACGAACATGCCGTTGACTAGGCCGAGATCGTTGCGGTTCTTGAGGCAGATGATTTTCTCACCTCGGCCGTTGGGATAGGTGCCGGGGAAACCGGCTGCCCGTTTCATGGCGAGATTCAATTGCAGCCGGGTGGAATTGCGGCCACAGATGACTTGGCCGCCGCGCAGCATCTGCTCCGGCCCGATCTGATCGCGGCGCATCTTCCAGGCGAAATCGTCGTGTTCGCCATAGGGGATGGGCAGACCCTGGCGGGCCAGGGTGGCCAGCCGGATGATGGCGCTTTCGCCGGCCTGACGGTGGATCTCGGTCAACATCACGTCCGGCGTTTGCTGGGTGAAGGCACCTTCGCCCTTCACCGGCGGCAACTGGCCGGGATCGCCCAGCACCAGGATGGGCTTGCCAAAGGCCAACAGGTCGGTGGCCATTTCCTCGCCGACCATGGAGACCTCGTCCAGCACCAGCAGCTTGGCGTCCTTGACGATGGACTGCTCATTCAGCACGAAGCGGGGCTTGTGGATTTCGGTGAGGCGCAGTTCCAGGCTGCGCAGGCGGGTTTCCTCCATCATCCGGGAGGCCGGCGGCAGCGACGGCAACTGCGCCCTAATGTCGGCGATGTCGCTCTTGATCTTCTCGATCTCGGCCGGCGTCGCCTCGGAGACGCGGTAGATCAGCGAATGGATTGTGGAGGCCGGCGTGCCCTTGCGGCTCATCACCAGCGCCGCCTTGCCGGTGAAGGCAGCATAAAGCACGCCACCGGTGGCGGAGACCGAGCCGTCGGTGTCGCGTTCCATTGTGTCGAGACCGAGTTCGGCGATGGCGTGGCGGACGATGGTGGTCTTGCCGGCACCGGCATAGCCGAACACCCGGAACACTTGCTGGTCCGCGGTGCGGTTGGCGAACCAGTCCTTGACGTCCTCGATTGCCTGGGCCTGAAGGGCGGAGGGGGTGAAGCTCATGGTGTCTGCTCCCAGCAGCGTTGGGCGTAGTCGCAGAAGCGGCACAGCCAGTGATCGGAATTGGCGGCGATGCGGGGTGGTAATTCGCCGGCATCGACGGCGCGCAGGATGGCAACGGCGCGGTCGGACAGGGCCTGGGCGTCGGTGGGATCGAACCGGACGGCCTCGTGGAACAGTTCCTGGGTGTTTTTGTTGAGGGCAGAGAACAGCGTCACCGGCACATCCAGATAGGCCATGTAGATCTGCACCTGCGCCCAATATAGCGGCTTCGACTCCTTCAGTCCCTTCTTGACCAGATGCTCCCAGGAGCGGGCGTTGAGCGCCTTGTGCTCCCATAGCGCCGGCCAGGGGAGGCCGACATCCGGCCCGGCGACGATGACGCCATCGATGTGGCCGCGGATGCGGCCCCCGGCCACGGAGAAGCCGAACTGGCCGCCGTCACGGCGTTCGGTCCGTAGATCGAAGCCGGCGGCGCGCAGCCAGCGGATCGACAGCGTCTCGAACACATGGCCGGCGTCGAAAATGCGCAGCACCTTGCCGTCGAAGCCCCGGCCTTCGTCGGGTGGGGTGGCGTTGATCTCGAAGGCCAGCCTGCGGGCACAGGGTTCGCCGATGCGGCTGGCACCCAGATAGATGCGGGGTGTCTGAGTGCGGCGCTCGGCCAGGAGGGCATCGTCGAGCAGCAGGTTGACCCGTTCGGCGACGCTGCCGATGCCGGTCCCGCCATACACCGCGCCCGATCCGTGGTTGAGGTCGATCATGATTGGCCTCAAAACGGAATCGGGTCGTCGAAGGCGGTGCCGGTGCGCTCCTTGACCCCGGCCTGGCGCTGCATGGACTCGACATAGCCGGTGACGGCGGCCTCGATGAGCCGGTCGATATCCTCGGCGGTTCGGTGAAAGAAGGGCTCCATCAGCCCCAACGCGGTCAGCGCCTCGGCGAAGAGGGGCCGGGCGTCCTTGATGGCCTGGGATTCGCGGGCGGTCTTGTCGATCATGCCGTTCGTCCTTCTCGCGATCTCGGCGCCGGCATTCAGGCAGCGCATCGAGCAGAAGCGGTAATGGGGGTGAAGGTCGTGCCGCAGCCGGTGGACATAGCCGAAACCGCGTCCCTCCCGACCGCACACCGCGCAGAGGCTCACCCCAGCAAGAGCAGGGTCAGGTCCGGGTGCTCGCCCGGCTCCGCCTGGATCCGTTCCGAGGCCAGGACCACGAAGCGGCTGATGGCGTTGGTTGCCATGGACTCCAGGTCGGGCAGGGTCAGGCACCTTATGGGCTGGTGCAGCCTTCCTCTTCCTTCGAGCCATTCGCCAATCGCCTTCGCCGCTTCGCGCGTCACATGGGCCTGCCACTCAGCGTCGGTCATCAGCCGTTCAGCCAAGCCGGGCCGGTGGTTTGAGCGGCGGCGGGAGCGCTGGCCGGTGCCGCCAATTGGCGCGATGCCGGGGCAGCGGTGGTGGCGGGCGCGGCAGCCGCCGCCGGGGCCGGGGCATTCGCCGATTGCTGCCAGGCCGGCTGGCCGGCAGCCTGGGCCTGGGCGGGCTTGCTGTCCTTCTTGCGGGGACTGGGGCTGGGCGGCACATCCTTGCCTTCCATTACCAGCGGCCATTCCTTCTCGTTGGGCAGCACCGGCCGCTCCAGGCGGTTCTTGTCGGCGTAGCGATCGCTGGCCTCGACCATGATCTTGGCGATGAAGGTGATGCCGCCGAGGTCGGCCAATCCGCGCAACTGCCGTTTGGCCTTGGCGGCATCGCTCATGTCGGTGGGGTCGAGGCCGAGAGCGCTGTCGATCATGCCGCGGAACATGCGCTTGGAGATGTTCCAGCCGACCGAGGCGCCCTTCTCATCGACCTTGCCGCCCGACACCGTGAAGCTGTGCCAGAACTTGCGCCGCGCGTGCAGGCCGTCCACCACCGTGAATTCGCAGTCCAGCGACAGCACGTCGCTCTCGGCCGAGCCGGAGTGTTTCAACAGCCCCTTGTCGATGTCGAACGGGCCATCGACACCACCGGGGCGGATGGTCATGGCCACCTTGGCGAAGGTGCCGTCGGGGATGATCTCGCCGCTGCGCAGCGGTTCGGCGTCGTTCAGATCGTACATGGTTGGTCTCCGATCAGATGCGGTTGATCTTGGCGAGCAGCGCGCCGAGGTCGGGCGGCTCGGTCATGTCGAGCCGGCCCGAGTGGTCCTTGGCGGGCAGGCTGAAGGGATTGCCGGCGCGGCAGACGAAGCGGCGTTCCGCACCGGTGTCGGGGGCATGGCGCCAGCCGTCACCGTCGCGGTCGAACAGCGACAGCGTCAGCACCTGATCGACGATGCCGGGCAGTTCGCGCGCAGCCTTGCCGCCTTCCATCTGCGGCTGCCAAGCGACGCGGTTGAAGTCGTCGGTCACCTTTTCCAGTATCCCGACGAAGATCACGGTGCGGCCCGGCGCATGTTGCAGATGCTTCAGCAGCGCGATCACCTCGCGGGCGAGCAGGCCGTAGGCCCCTCTGGTATCCGGTTTGCCGGTCTTCTCGCTGATGGCCTCGGGGCGGGTCTTGGCCCAAGCCATGGCTTGGCGCGTCAGATCGGTAATGCTGTCGACGAAGATGATCCGCTTGGTCGCGATGCTGCGGGCGAGGTCGGGATAGCGGGCCAGCAGGTGCTGATGGTGCCCTTCGGAAAAGAAGCCGTCGGCCGGCACCGAGGGATCGACGCCGCCGATCAGACAGGCGATGTCCAGCGCGTCGGGGAAGGTGCGGATGCCGATGCTGTCGCCATGCCATGCCTGGACGGACTTCAGCCCGGCTTCCAGGTCGAGGCACAGGGTTTCCTCGGGCGGCAAAGTCAGCAACTGGCTGGTCTTGCCGCTGCCGCTCGGGCCGAACAGGGCGATGGTGGTCTTGCCCTGGGCCTCGGTGAGGCGCTGGTCGGCGGTGACGATGCGAAGAGTCATGGGATGCTCCGATGTCAGTAGGATTTTGCTTTGCGAGGCCCAATCGGCTTCTTCGCTAAGTAGCTGTAGTCGTTGTCGCCGTGACGGAGCTGGATCAGGAGGACCCCGCCGTCCTCGGCCGCCTTGCGCACGCGGGAAGCGACTTCGGTGACCTGGCGGCGCAACTGCTCGGGCAGCACCTTGGTGCTGGGCATCCGGTCATGGCCGAGATGGCCACGGTAGTATTCGAGCGTGGCGCCCGGCTGAGCGTCGGCCAACCAGTCGCAGAGAGCGTTCTCGTCGATGGGGCGAGATCCTGGCGTCGGCGCCGGTGGGAAGAAGCCATTCATCGCCGGCAGTCCTTGTTCTCAAGCATCATGGCGGGAGTGGAGCTGCGGAGCCGTTCGGTCTCGTAGGCGATCACATCGGCGATCCGATAGGCGACCTTGCCCCCCAGCTTCAGAAAGCGAGGGCCTTTGCCGCGCCAGCGCCACTTCTCCAACGTGCGAGGGCTCACGCCCCACCGGCGTGATAGCTGGACCTGATTGATGTGAGAGATAGGACGATCAGTCGTCATTCTTCCTATTCCTTGCCGTTCGCGGGACGGTCGTTTCGATCATCCGAATGAAGGTCATCACCTTGTCGGCGGTCGCCAATGTCGGTGAGCGGCCGCGTCGCAAGCCGAGCACAAACGAAGGATCGCCAACGGCTTGACGCCCAAACTCGGTGGGCTTGAAGCCGCTATTGGCGAGGAAGGCCTCGACGGTGGCGCGGAACTGTTCGCTTAATGTGCTCATGATAGGAAATATAAAATCCGCATGCGCCTCTTGCGTCAAACGGAAAAGATTGTTAATTTCCTACACAGCCGAATCAATGGGATACCCGCATGGACCTCGACCCTGTTCGCCTCCGCCTGCTCCAACTGGTGCAAGAGCAGAAGACCGATCTGAAAAATCTCTCGCTCGCGATCGGGCGCAATGCCGCCTATCTGCACCAGTTTGTATTTCGGGGAACGCCGAAAATTCTGGCTGAAGACGTCCGCCAGGCGTTGGCGGAGCAATTGGCCGTCGATGAGGACGAACTGCGCCACTCGCAGGTTCCAGCCCGCAAGCCCCGGTCGCCGAGCCAACGTGATGATGCCGGGCCTGCTCTCCCGGATGGGTTCCTGCCAGTGTCCGAGATCGATGTTCGTGCTTCAGCGGGATACGGGGCTGTCCATGACGGCTTGGAAGAAACCAAGGCGACCTGGCTATTTCCCGATGCGGTGGTCCGCCATGAATTCCGGGCTCAGCCCAGCGACCTTCGCATGATCACCATCACCGGCGATTCCATGGAACCGTTACTGTCCAGTGGGGATCGCATCATCATCGACACCAGTCAGAAGGTGCCGGTGCCGCCGGGGATCTTTGTCATCTGGGATGGCATGGGGCTGGTGACCAAGCGGATCGAGCATATTCCTCACTCAGATCCACCCACTGTTGTCATCCGGTCAATCAACCCGGAGTACCAGACCTACGAGCGCACCGCCGACGAGGTCAACATCATCGGGCGCGTTATTTGGGCGGCAAAGCGGTTTTAATGGAAACAGCTCGCCAAGCTGTTTCTCTGCTGACTCTTTGATTGAAGTTTATGCTGAGCAGGCATTGCTACAGGGGTAATTAGATGATTAAGAACTATGGCAAAAACGCTATCACGAGAATCATGGATAGCGCAGACCATGCCATGGGCCGCCGTGCTGATATCGCGGTCACCGGGCTGCGGCGAGCTGGGAAAACTGTCTTTGTCGCATCTTTGATCCGTAACATGCTGGCGAGAAGTCGGAACCCTGATGTACTTCCCGGCTTCAGCCCCGTGATCGTCGGTGTCAAAGAGGAACCGGCGGGCATCGCTGATTTGCCCCCATTTCAAACTGAAAAATACTTCCGGGATTTGCAGGCAGATCCGCCGCGCTGGCCGAAAGCCACAGACTCGATCTCACGAACCGAGCTGAAAATTCGCTACAAGCGCGAGAGAAGCATTACGAACCCGTTGGGCAAGGATGGCATCCTGACGCTAGGCATCATCGATTACCCAGGGGAATGGCTAAATGACGTCCAACTGCTCCACCTGAGTTTTGAGGAATGGTCGCGACAAACGCTATCCCGGTTGCGAACAGGAGAAATCTCAAGCGTCGCCACGCATTTCCTGGGCTTCCTGTCCACCGTCAACGGTAACAGTCGAACCGACATCGACCCGCTCTCCCGGCGAGGCCATGAACTTTACAAAGACGTATTGTTCAAGATGCGCGATGAACTCGGCTTGTCGTTTCTGCAACCGGGGCGGTTCATCATGCCCGACGGGGGAGGCGACAAGCCTCTCCTGTGGTTCTTTCCAATGGAGCCCCCACCTGAGGGGGGCAACGCAGGGAAAGGCACACTATGGGACACCCTCGCACAGCGCTACCAGGCGTACTGCGACAAGATCGTAACCGGCTTCCTTCGTGAAACCTTCGATCGATGCAATCAACAGATTGTTCTTGTCGATTTGCTAACGGCACTTAACGGTGGACAAGTTGTTTTCGACGATGCCTGCGAAGCCCTCAGCACGGCCCTTGATGCACTTGGATTTGGCAGGTCACGGTGGTGGAAGTTGCCATGGATGCAGCAGCGTAAATTCGATCGAGTGCTTTTCGCGGTTACCAAGGCGGATCATGTGCCGAAAAGTCAGCGCCATGCTCTTGAACGCCTGCTGGAGAATATCATCGGCAACCGGAGCTCACACGATCTTGCTGACGGCTCTCACGTACAAACGATGGCGCTGGCTTCCGTTCTGTGCACCAAGGATGACAAGGTGCTGGTTGATGTTGGAGAGATCGATGTCGTGGTTGGAAAACCCATCGACAGCGACAAGGGTTTGAAAATCTACCCAGGCGTCATTCCAACCGACCGTCCGCGTCCGGATTATTGGTCCCGTACTGCCATCCGCTACCCAGTCTTTTGCCCCCCACAGCTCGACGGAGGTGCGTTCGGAGGCATACCCAACTG